TTACCCCAATACATTATTCATATAAGCTTCAAACCCCGAAATAGAATCTTTATTAATTTTGTCGCTAATATGAGAGTAAACGTTAGAAGTAATTTCTATACTCTTATGACCTAGCCTATCTTGAATGTATTTCATACTGGCACCAGACTCTAATAAAAGAACCGCGTGGGTGTGTCGTAATGAATGTATTTCTAATCTAGGTAAATTTGCTTTCTTTAGTATGCGTGAGAATGCATTGAACAATGTTGACTTCGGTAAGAACTTTCCATCTACTCTTGAAAAGACTAAATCTAATTCATGCTCATACGCATCTTGTAAAACAAGTTTATTAGCATTTTGCCACTTTTTATGTGCCAACAGTTCATCGACTAATGATTTAGGAATCATGATAGTACGTTTAGAAGTAAATGTTTTTGTATCCCCGAATAATTCTTCTTTTGTTTTAGCTGTAAAATCCAATGTTTTAGAAATAGTTATCGTATGTTCTTTTAAATTTATGTCTTTCCATTGTAAAGCAGCAGCTTCACCTTTACGCATACCTGTATTCAGAAGCGCCTTGAAAAAGATGTAATAAATATAGTTGTATTGATAAGAAGTCTTTAAGAAAAGGGGAATGTCTTCACTTCGCATATATTTTAGCCCTTCTCTTTCTTTATTGTTCTTATTTGAAATAACTACTTCTTCACAAGGATTGTTCTCGATTTTTTTTAGGCTAACAGCCTTTTTCATAGCATTGTTCATTGTGCCATGGATAATTTGAACAGTTCGCTTACTGTAACCCTGATCAGTTAAGGAATTAATAAATTTTTGATACATCATTGGTTTGAGTTCTTTTATGTTCATGTTTTGAAAGTAGGGGATGATATGCTTTTCGATGTTACGTTCATGCAAGATAAAGGTGTTTTTTCTTACATTGTCTTGCTTAAATAATTTTAACCAGTCTCTAAGGTAATGTTTTAAAGAAGTAGGAGTAATCTCAACTTCTAAACCGTTTAATAATTTTTTCTCTTCTTCAGCAGCCGCAAGTTGTGCTTCTTTTTTCGTCTTGAATCCGCGTTTTGATTTCTCTTTGTATTTTTGAGTATAAGGGTCTTTAAATCTCACTCGGAATTCCCAAACATCTCCGAATTTTCTGAAGCTAGCCATTATAACATTCCCTCTTTCCTTATAATTGTAAAGTGGCTAGATTACTCATCCAACCACTTCACAGGAGTCTCTTTATAACCTGAAACTTCATATTTTATTTCACCATCAACAATATGGATTTTCTCAACGATAGGGACCTTTTTAAATTCTACTTGTTTGATGGTGCGTTTCTTTCTTTTTTCTCGTTCGGCGTTTAAATCAATAATCAAAATATCTTACCTCCTTTAGTAAGGCTTATAAAATTCTAACAGTTCAACTGGAATGTCATTTTTGTATGCTATACATGCTTTTGTATCACCAGGTTGAATGGTCTTTTTATCAATTAACAAAAGCGCAGCAAACGTATTTGCTTCTATCTCTAATTTATCAACTGAAAAGAATGTATTCTTACGCAGAAAAGGTGTGTTTGCATGAGTATGTAGGATTGCATGTCCTAATTCATGTGCACAAACAGTTCTTTGCATGGATGGAGACAAATGATTATTAATAACAATGAAACGATTTCTTTTTTCGTATTTATAAAATCCGTTTATTTCTTCGTGTAAATCCCAAGTTAGTACATTTATTTTTAAGTAATCTGCAAGCTCATAGGGGTTTGTCGTGTTGTATTTTGTGCAAAGTTGTTGGACTAGATCTCTTATGACGAATTTCAATGTTTTCCCTCCTAAGCTCGCATCAGTTATCGTCAGTACTACGATATTTCTTAGGAACGTATTTTTTATTGATTACTTTAGTTTGTTTCACGATGTACTCCATTGCATCTAATAAAGATTCTACGGCTTCTTCGCTCATAGGCTCACCAGAGAACATTAATCCGTCTTCACCTTGAAGATCTCTTTTTATTTCTTCCATTCTTTTTTCGATATCTTTTTCATCTTTAGTGGTTAAATGCATTTGATTTGTTCTTCCAAGTAAGAAATCAGTAGTTACATTAAAGTGATCAGCTACTTTTTGGAGTCTATCGGCTGAGGGATATGCTTTATCCCATTTTCTTATGGTCCCATTGCCGAATTCTAAGTCCTTTTCTAATGCGGATATGGATGTATCATGGTTTTTACAAAGATTTTTAATTGTGTTCACTAAGCTCATTCTAATCACCTTCCGTACTTACAGACGAAACAAAATAGACTGTAGACTAAAAATAACGATTGACAATTAGTTTGCAGACTATTATTATTAGGTTGTAAGCTAATTTGTTAGCTAAAAAGAGTATAAAAATTGATTTGAGTTTTAAAAACTAATACTGAGGAAACTGTTTAGTTTTGTATTTGTATACCTTTTTATAATTATAATTTAGCACACAGACTAATTATGGTCAATAAATCAGCGAAAATATTCGCATTTTGAAAGGTGTGAACATCTAGATGAAGTATTCGAGTTTTGGAATTGAGGTTAGAAAAGTATTGTTAGAAAGAGATTTAACACTAACTGTATTAGCTTCTGAGCTAAAAATATCAGTTTCATATTTATCCGACATTTTAAAAGGGTCTAGAAAAGGGAAAAAACAAAAGAAAGCGATTGTTGAATTATTAGGACTAGACATGTGTGAGGAGGATTTAAAGTGATAGAACAAATAATGGTAGTAGATGAAAAAGAAGAATCGTTTGTAAAAGGTGATCAAGAAAGTCTGGTTTTTATTAAAGATAATAAAGTCGTTACAGATAGCTTAACCGTAGCTGAAGTGTTAAAAAAGCAACATAAACATGTCTTAAGAGACATTAAGGTTCAGATGGAAAAGTTGGAAAGTGCAGGAGAAGGGGAATTTACTGAGTCCAACTTTGGGCTTAGCTTTTATAAAGATGTTACAGGACGAACTTTACAAAAAATCGACATGACAGAAGATGCTTTCACAATATTAATGTTTTCTTATAACACGATTGAAACGATGAAAATTAAAGTGAGGTTTATTGAAGAATTTAAAAGAATGAGAGCATTCATTGAGAATCAGTCAATTCTCCCTACTGATACATTTAGTCAAATCGAACTACTAGCTACAGGAACTAGTAACTTAAATAAAAGAGTTTCTTCTTTAGAGCAGGTAGTTGAAAAGCAATTAACTGTAGACTACGGACAACAAAGAGTAATTGAAAAAACGAAAGCAAAACGAATCTATTTTTTATGGGAGAACGGTCATGTAGATAGTGAAGTACATGATTCTACTCGCAAGCTATTCGGATTACTAGGGCGTAATTTGAAAGATGCATTCAATGTGAATAGTTACCGCGACATTTTGAAGAAGGATTTTGAGGAAGCATTGAATTTTATAAATGGTTGGAGGCCGATGATTTAAAAGCTTTTAGAAAACGCAAAATTGCGTTCTCAGGATTTCTTTGTAGAAAATAATTGCACTTTATAAACGTCTCAGAATCAATGGTTAAAAAATAAGGAGGGAATAATTATGTTTAATGTTCAAGTTGATGAAAATGTTGTGAAGGAATTATGTGTGGAAGAAATTCAAAAGAAGGTTAAAGAATACGATGCTGAGTTAGCCTTTTGGGATACTAAGGAGCTAAAAAAACGTGTATGTATGTCATGGAATACAATTCAGGATCAGTTCTTCTTTGACCCACGGTTCCCAAAATTTAAAGTGGGTAAGAAATGGTATTTCCCAGCAAAACAAGTACAAGTATTTTTAGTGGAATGGGCAGAGGAAAGGATGGATTAATGATGTTTACAATTGATTACAACAATGTAAAAGTATCTGATTATCTTAGACTACTAGCACAATATAAATTGCCAAATAAAAAGCAGCGTCGATTAATAGAGAATAGATTTGTATGTCTAAATGCTCTTTTTAAAAAGGCTGGTGAATCTAGTGGGAATTGAAAATTTAGTGTTACCAGAGGATGCGGAGTTAGCGAAATCTTTACGTAATAAGAAGGAGAACTACATAAAGAATCAATTTTTGTTAACTCGTATTGCAAGTAAGAAAAACGTAGAGGGTAAAACGAAAGAATTCTATGAGGCTTGTAAAGAGTATGAGGCATGTGGAGAAAAGGCAAAAGAGTGTGATAAGCAATTAAAGGAATTGATATTTAAAAAGAAAGAAAATGATAGAGTTCAGCACGTTGTAGAGCGTATGCGAGAGGTTGGCATTAAAGAGGATGTTATTCAAAAGGTTTTGTATAAATAAAAAGAAACCCATGGCAGTGGGTTCCATTAAAAAACAAATCCAAAGTCAGTATATCACATGGGGTGATTACGTGGAAGAGACAATAGAAAATCAATTACTACAAAAGCAGGTTGAAAAAGCTGTAAGTAGCTTGAAACTTATATCCGCAAAGGAAGCAGATATCTGTAGAAAGTTAGATATAGATTATGTGATTACCGTATTAACGAATAAACCGTATGGCAGTATGCCATTTTAGGAGGCTATAAAACTATGAAACTCTACGAATTAACAAGTAACTTCAATCAATTACAGCAAATGATTGAAGACGGGGTAGATCCAGAGGTAATTAACGATACACTTCAATCAATCAGTGAAGCAATTGAAGATAAAGTACAAGGTGCAGCGTTATTGATTCGTAATATAGAAGCGCAAGTTGAAGTGATTAAAGGAGAAGAAAATCGCTTGGCTGAACGTCGTAAGTCTTTTGAGAACAGCTGTAAAAATATTAAGGACTATTTATATCATCAGATGGTTGCTGTGGATAAAAAGCGGATTAAAGGTGCATTGATAACAGTAGGCATTCAAAAGAATCCAGCAAGTTTAGATATTGCAGAGGATGCAATTATTCCACCAGAATACATGATTCCGCAGAATCCGAAGGTAGATAAAAAAGCGTTATTATTAGCGATTAAGAATGGTATGAAGTGGGATGGTATTTCATTAAAACAAGGTGAGAGTGTGAGAATACGATGAGTGAAACTAAAAATTATTTTGCAGAATTAGCAGTTATTGACGTCAGTAAACATGTTGAGAAGAAGGGCCGTTTTAGTTATCTAAGTTGGTCATGGGCTGTAGATCAACTTCTAAAAAAATATCCTGATGCCACATGGCAAGTTGTTAGATTTGATGGATTACCTTATATGAAAACAGAAGTTGGGTACTTTGTAGAAGTTGAAGTAACGGTAAATAACATCACACGTTCGCAAATTCATCCTGTATTGGATAACTATAATAAACCAATCGCAAAACCTACATCATTCCAAATAAACACCTCGATTCAAAGGTGTCTAGCAAAAGCCATTGCACTACACGGATTAGGTTTATATATCTATTCGGGTGAAGATATTCCACAAGATGATGAACCAAAACAAGCAGCTAAGCAATTAGATAACGTTCCATTACAGGAGAAAGCTGGACAATCAGAAGTTGCAAATGAACAAAGAATAAAAGCTATTCATGTGCAAATTAGGGAGTTATCAGAAGTGTATAACATGCCATTTGAAGAAACAAAAAATACTGTAAAACAGTCATTAGGAATTCAATCTTTCAAAGGAATGACAGTGCAACAAGCATCTCAGTTACAAAAAACAATAACATCGTGGTTAAACGAAGCGAAAGAAAAGCAACAGCAAGCACAATAGGTGGGGGACTGAAATGAAAACGATAGTAAGAGATGGTTCAATGCCAATAGCTCTAAATAGGAGTTTAGGTACTCGGTATTTACGTGATAAAAGGTTATCTGAATTACTTAAGCGCTGTCGTCGTTTAGAGAATGAAGGGTTTGATTATTTATTTCCTATTCGAAAGGTGTTAGAAACAATTAAACATAGAAATGATGAAAATCCTCATCTGTTTAAAGGTTGCCTTGTGATGGATCGTGACCGTGGATTCTACTATGAAGTTGTTATGAGGAAGGTGAAGAGATGAGTAATTTATTAATTCATGAAGAACCATTACTTGTTCTTCCAGGACTGGCAAGCAGAATTGGTTTAAATGAGGCGATATTTCTACAACAGATACATTATTGGCTAAATAGATCTAAGCATTTTTATGATGAAAGAAACTGGGTATATAACAGTGTGGCAGAATGGGTTAAACAATTTCCGTTTTGGAGTGAGAATACCATTAGACGTATTGTAAAGAATTTAGAAGATGAACAGCTTCTTGTTATAGGTAATTATAATCGAGCTAAGTTTGATAAGACGAAATGGTATTCCATTAATTATGAAAAACTCCGTTTGTTAGAATCCACAAACGATGTACCCAATTTGGGTAGACGGTCTACCCAAAATGGGCAAATGGATGTACCCAATTTGGGTAAACCAATACCAGAGACTAACACAGAGACTACATCAGAGATTAAAGAATATATAGTCGAGATAGTAAACTATCTCAACGACGTGTGTGGTAGTAGTTACCGTTTAACATCAAAGAAAACACAAACATTGATTAAAACTAGATTAGTAGAAGGATTCACTGTGGATAACTTCAAAACTGTGATTGATACAAAAGCTAAAGAATGGTTAAGAACAGAACAAGCAAAGTATCTAAGACCAGAAACGTTATTTGGTACAAAGTTTGAAGGCTATTTACAACAAGGAAAGGTGGAAGGAAAACATGGCTCTAGTAAAGGTAACAGATATAGCAAAGACCCTTTCGAAGAAGATGATCTTCCTTTCTGATACATGTGAGGTTTGTAAAAAAGAACGCAAACGTACTGTTAGATTCATGAAGATAAATGATGAAGTAGTTTGCCCGGTATGTAAGTTGGCAGAAGATAATCAAAAGCTAGAAGCGGAAATGAATGTATTTCGGGATGAGAAGGAACAGAGAAAACGTAAAAGTGTGTTTTACGATAAGAGTTTGATTAAAGATGAAACAATTAAACTTGCTAGATTCGCAACTTTTAAATCTGATTGTGAAGAGGATGAAAAGAATTACACCTTAGCAAAACGAGCACTTGAAGATTACTTGGATGATGTGAGGTTTAATTTAATTCTAGTTGGAAAAGTGGGTGCTGGTAAAAGTCATCTTGCCTATTCAATTGCTCATGAAATGAATGAGAATAGCGCAGGAACGGTTCTTTATGTTTCTGTATCAGAACTATTTGACTATATACGTTCTACATTCAATGGGCAATCTGAGGAATCTGAACATAGCATTGTTAATTTACTAATTAGTGCAGATTTATTGGTTATCGATGACTTAGGTGCGGAACTAGGTGATATGGATGCTGCTGATCCGAAGGCGACGGCATTCGTGAATCGTGTTCTGTTTAAAGTCTTTGATGGAAGACAGGGGAAGAAAACAATCATTACAACAAACCTAACAGGTGAAGCTGTTATGAAAGCTTACGATGAGCGTATTACATCTCGTATGTTCAACACATACAGACATATTGAGTTTAAGTATACAAGAGATAAGCGGAAAAGAAAGTTACCTTTTTAAAAGGGAGATGAACTAATATGACCATTACTGTAATTCGTCCTAATGTCCATATTTCAAGCGTTAGTAGTTGGGGAGTGGTATTTACACCGTCTCCGAAAAACAACGCTGAATGGTCATGTGAGGACTATAAAAATACTACGGGAAAACGGATTGAAGAAATGTTAAAGAAAGCGAAGGGGAAAGAATGAAAACATATATAGGGTTCGAAGCGATTGAAAGAATGAAAACAAATTGGATTAAAGAAAAGAATGATTTTTTTGCACACACATTAAAGAAAGGAAAGCATGAGGTTTTAGGAATTAGTAGCCAGCGTATTGTACCGTCTGCAATCGGTATGAATTTCTTTTTTGAAAACGAGTTTGTAGATTATGAAAAGCCATTGAATTTAGAGTACGGCGAAATGTTCGTAATGGAAAGCTCAAATGGGAAATGGTACGGAATTTTAAAAGAGGAGACTCAAACTAAGTATTACTTAATCATGGGGTTAAAAGTAGGGGAATATCGTTTCTATGAAAATGGATGTTCTTTCAAAAGATATCAGGGACGTACATTCCGAAAAGCAACTGATGAAGAGTTAGAAGAATTTGAGCGCTTCATGGTGTTTTATAAAAAGGATCGTAAAATGGACGAGTTTAAATTAGGTGACATTTGTGAACGTGAAGATGTCCTATATAAAGTAGTTGTTCAGACTGAGGATAACAAATTTGAGGGTGTTTTAGGTTGTGTAGCAATTAATGAAAAAGATACTCCAGTAAAATACTTTCCAGTGAAAAGTATGGAATTACAATTTTGTGTCGAGGACATGGTGGGTTAGTTTTGCATCAACACATCATAGATCAACTGATTGATAGAGGTATTTATAAATCCAAAGACGGGCTTCGAGATTTGTTCGAATGCTCGTTTGAGGAGTTAGTGGAAATGTTGGAGGGAGAAGAGTGAGCTTTAAAAGGGAAATGGCGATTATTTTAGTCAGCTGGCTTTTAATCAGTGTGACTATATTCTTACTAAAATACAAACTTGGAGTGAACTTATAATGATTCAGTTACACACAATTACATCTGAAGAGAAGAAACAAAACTTTGATATTACGGAACTATTTGAAATGCAAATAGAACTGGATAAACGAATTGGATATAAAGGAAATGACAAAATGGATATGTTGTTTCGTGCATTACTAGTGGAGATCAGTGAAGCATGGAATGAAACTCGAGCGTTTAAGATGTGGAGTACAGGATTTGGAGTCCCTAAGAATGGACTATTAGAAGAGTTAATTGATGGTCTCCACTTTCTCATGAACATTGTAATTGAATTAGATAAATGTACATGGAGACATGAACTTATTCCATCGTTCAGTATGCAATCAATTATGAGAAAAGATACAAGCAATGTAAATATGTTGTTCGAATGGTATATGCAAGATGTGTTGACTGCAAAAAGGGCATGGTGTCAGTACAGAGATTTAACCACAACAATGGGACATTTAAGACGAGCGTTTGGCATCTTCTTTCGTATTTGCTATTTGTACGGATTTACCTATGAGGATGTTATTGATTCATATAAGGAAAAGAATGCGGAAAACTTTGAGAGACAGGATAACGGATATTAATGAAATTTGAATTTTATAGAACAACAGAATGAGGAAAGATGATTAGAGTATTAGCGAAAACCAACTCTAATCATTTCTTCATCTTTTATTTCAATTACGAATCTATATTCCTTATCTAATAGCCAGTAATAAAAACTAACTGCATCAATGTCAATGAGTGATTGGAATACTTTATCAAGATTTGTACTTACTACAGGAATTTCATAGTTATCCCATAATATAAAAATCTGTTCATCAAAATCTAGTTGATTTGCTCTAATCAGGGAAATTAGTTGTTCTTTGTTTGAGGCTATTAATTGATTGTCTATCTGTTCCCAATCTATTTTTCCAGAGACGGTTATAGGAAATAAATTAATTAAATTATTAGCAATCTGCTGGCTTTTCTCCTGAGAGAAAATTAGGGTTTTGTCTCCTAAGGATTCAAGACATTCAGTAAACAAAGGATTTGTATCGGTTTTGTTTTTTGTTTTCAATTTCTTTAATTTTTGTTGCATTTTCCATTGTCTTGAGGATCTATCATTCATTTTTAACATTCCTTATAAAATTATTTAAGAATGAGTATAGCATATAAGGGCAGGCCTTATGAAAATGAATTTTTAAAATATAAATTAAACAAAAGCGTTATTTGATAGAAATGTGAAAAGAGCACACAGAAAATGTGTACTCATAACAATCTAAATTATTTTAAGGACCATGATATATCATCAAGGGCTTTATAAATATAGCTATACATGCGGTAAAAGAGATATTTTGGATTGTATTTTTGTTTCCAGTTCATAATAATCACCTCTCATACAAATAGTTTAATTATATTATACAGTCGTTAATTCGAATGTTAAGAAAATTAAATGTGAATTAAGGTAAATTTAAACAAAATAGTTATTTGAGAGAAAAAGAATTATTTCAAATGTTGTAGTTGCGATTCAGCCATTCCAGCGCCAATAATAGCACCAATAATTAATGCGCAAGTAATTAAAATACCTAAAATAATTAACATAGCAAAAGTAATTTTTTTCGCTGTATCTCCTTTTGGGGCAAGAATAGCTAAAACAATTGAGATAGGTATTAAATAAATTAAGTAATTGTTTGTATGCCCAGATAATGAAGCAAAAAACACGATTGAAGTTAAAAACATTGAAATAAAACCAAAGTATTCTCTCATTTTGTTATCCTTTCCCGAAAAATGAATTATACAGATTATACCATGAGGGAATTGAATCAGAGTAATTTAAAAAAAACGCTATTTGGTATGTAAATAGAAGAGCACTTTGAAAAGTGCCCTTCTGTAACGACTATCCACTCTAAAAAGAAATGATGCAATCTATCATATGAAATTATGTGGATTTAGTTGTGTGTATTTTCTATAAACATTTCATTGTGCCATAAATAAAAAGGCGGTTGTTTCCGCAACCACCTTTCAGTAAAACAAAAGCACTTTTTCAGAAATAAAATATGGATGATTCCTGAAAAGGTTATAGGATGTAAACCCATTTTTATAATTCAAGTGACGAGCTTAATTTATAAGAAAGGACTCATTACAGTATATAAAAACTTGTCTAACAAGGTTACAAATTCATTAAGAAATGGAGAATTCAAATATGGATGTAAAGCTACTAGCACACACACAATTATCTGAGGAGTTTGTTAATTACTTGTCTCATGTATCTGGTTTTGGAGAGGAAGGATTTGATCCTACCCATGGGCAAGTGATAGCTTTATCAGCAATCCGTACGTGCTACTCGCCAAATAGACCTAGTAGGATTGCAACTTTAGAGGGAGAGAAGTACTTCAAAGGAAAAGCAACTGATGGGAAAGGTGGGAAAGAAGTAGATCGGCTCATTAGGCATATTGTAGGTTCGGGGCATACTTCCACACTTGAGCATCTAACATATACTTTCGCAGTAGAAGGAGTTAGTAGAGCGTTACTTACACAGTTAACACGTCACCGTGTAGGATTCAGTTACTCAGTCCAGTCTCAAAGATATGTACGTATGGGAAGTGATGATAAGATAGGTGGGTTTGATTATATAGTGCCTGAAACTGTTAAAGCTAAAGGAGAACAAGTAGTTAAAGCTTACAATCAGATGATGTACAAACTACAAAGTGATTATGACCTACTTAGATCATTGGGTATTCCTGCTGAGGATGCTCGCAGTGTACTTCCAAATGCGGCTACAACTAACCTGGTCTTAACAGTCAATTTACGGGGACTATTAGGTTTCTACAATAAACGTCGAAAAGGGAAAGGTGCTCAAGCTGAAATCGCAGAGTTGGCAGAGCAATTAAGGCAAGAAGTTGTAAAAGTTGAAAAGTGGGTAGACGAGTTTTTCGGAAGTGGAAAGTAACAGAAGTCTAGAAAGATTACAAATAAAAGAGCAGCTAGCAAAAGCTAACTGCTCATCTCCAGGGGAATTGGAGACTGGTGTATCTATAGTATTGACGGAATATTTATTTTAAATCCAATTTATTTAAACTAAATATTCCAACAGCTACAATGACTGCACCTACTGCAGAACCTAGCCAGTCTCTCCAGCCTAATGTATTTAAAGGTGTATCTGTTAGATCCATAATTAAGAAGATAGCAAACATTAATCCACCGAATGCTAAGCATCCCCAAAATGTTTGTAAAGATTTAATTATCTTCTTTCTGAACTTGTTCATATAAAATCACCCTTACCAATACTTTGTATTTTTATAAATAAATTATTGCATGTATGAAAATTGAAAGTACAGAATATGCAATATTGCATATTGGAACTTAATGAAATAATCCTTTTAAAGAAATGGAGATTTATAAATGGGAAAAAGTCAAAGAGATAAAGGAATGAGACGTGAAAGAGAATTTGCTAGTTTGATAGGTGGTGCTCGTGTACCGCTCTCTGGTGCGATGGATGGGTATTCAAACGATGTGAAGGGTTTAGGTCTTGAATGGGAAGTAAAAGCGAGGAAAGAAGGATTCAAGACGTTATATAACTGGTTAGAGGATGAACGTGAACAGCCAGATGCATTAGCGATTAAGGCTGATAGAAAACCATGGTTGGTAGTTATGCCGTTGGATACATTTTTAAAAATGGTGAAGGAGTGAGAGTATGTTGGATATTGCCCTACCTGTTCTTAACAAAGAGCAGACGAAAAAGAATGTGCTTCAAGCTTTGAAAAAGTATCACTTATTTTTATCAAGTATAGATGAAAGAGATATTGAACGTGTACAAAATTGTAAGGCGATCGACATGAGTAAAACGTTTTTAGAACGAATCAACTATATCCAAGAAATAAGAAAAGGTGTAGAGAAGCTAGATGCGTGGGATAAGCAACTTATTGAGTTAGCTTATCTAGGAAGAGAGAAGCCTAGTTGGGTAAAAATGTGTAGGATATTGAATATGTCTCAGCCAGATTATTATAGGAAGAGGAATAGGGCTTTGTATGAGTTGGCTTATAAGTTGGGAATTGAAGTAGAAGAGTAAAAACCGCTAAATGAAGCGGTTTTTTGTTTTATCTGTTTATAAAAATAATTAAATTTATTATACCAAACCTATTTACAAATGTTATTAGGTTTGGTATAATAAATATATAAGGAGGTGAGGAAATGCTAGACGAAATGTTAAAAGCCCTTCAGGTTATCTACTACGTTGTATCCATCGCCTGGATAATTGCACAACTTAGTGAGAATAACAAGAAGGACTAAGCCTAAAGGGAAGCGAGTTGGGGCTCGCTTCTCTATAAATTATACTACAAATGCAAAATATAATGAAATACGTCTAGCTATAGAAATGAAAAATAATAAAAAGTTTATATTTTCTTTAATATTAGTATGCTTTGCAATTATTGGTATTCATCAAATATGGCAAAATATAATCACTGATGTGATAACAATAATTGCTATAGTAATCACAATTGTTGTTGTTATTAAAGATTTAATAGGAGGTATGAGAAGGAAATGAAGTATCATTTAGATTCCAAGGAAGAGGTCAAGGATTTTATTAAAAGTGAAGTTCTTGTTACATCTGAAGCTATGGAGATTTTAGATGTGTCAAGATCGCGTATGAGCGTGCTGATTAAGACGGGTAAATTAGAACCTGTAAAAAAGCTTGGGAATGTTAGTTTGTTTTTAAGAGCAGATATTGAAGAGAAGAAAAAAGAGTTAGAAGTATTACGTGAGAAGTATCAACCTTATAATCAATCAGAATGAGCCATCTAAGTAGGTGGCTTCTTTTTGAAGTAACGGTAGAAATATTTTTAAGGAGAGAATGAAAGCATGGGACAAGTGGTGAGAGAACTATATTCTCCAAGTAAACAATATAAAGTTGAAATAATAAAACGAAAAGATGGTTTATATACAACAGAAGTTTATAGGTGGATAGAGGATTGTGGATATGAGTTTTGGAGCTCTATTAATCAAGGGTTTTCTTTGATAGATAGTGAGGAACATGCACAAAAGATTGCTATTGAACAACTGAGGGTGCATTCCAAAGAAAATTAGTAGTGAAAATGGAATGAAATTTATAGAAGTTTTAAGTTCTATAGTAACTATTTATTATAAAGTAAATAATTATTATGGGAAATAGAAAAATATGATATAGTTGGATATGTTTGATTAGCTAAGTTGTAGGAGGGCATATTATGAAATTGGTTTTTCCGGAATTTTATAAACGTAATGAAGAAGAATGCAAAGAAATATTCAAGGATTGTTATTTTATAATTGATACAAATGTTTTGCTTAATTTATATAGGTATTCAGAATCTACTAGAAATGAATTATTAGGGCTGTTAGAGAAAATTAAAGATCAGTTATGGATGCCATACCAAGTGGGGTTAGAATTCCATTTTAATCGAGTACCTGTAATTTTAGAACAAAAAATGGCTTATGAGAATATTTGTAAAAAGATTGATTCGCAAGCTAATGATTTTATTACAAATTTAAAAAAAGGATTTAATAATAGACATCCAAAAATCCAGATGGATAGTATAGCAAAACAGATAAGAAGTTCGTTTGATTCACTTATTAAAGATTTGAAAAAACATGAAGAAGAGCATCCAAATTTATTAAATAATGATAATATTTTAGCGGAATTAAATCAGATGTATGAAGGGAAAGTAAGTGAGCCCTATTCGAAAACAGATTTAGAAAAAATTTATGAAGAGGGGGAAAAACGTTATCAAAAGAACTTCCCACCTGGGTATGAAGATGAGAAGACAAAAAAAGATCGTACTAAAGAGTATGATGATATCATTTATAAAGATAAATTTGGTGATTTAGTTGTTTGGAAGCAAATCATAGATAAAGCCAAAGAAGAACAGAAAACAATAGTTTTTGTTACGGATGACGTTAAAGAAGATTGGTGGGAAATTAAAAAGGGAAGAACGATAGGTCCACGAATTGAATTGTTAAATGAATTTAAAAAAGAAGCTAATGTTGATTTTTATATGTATAAAACAGATAGTTTTATGAGATATATTAAAGAATATTTACAAGAGCAAGTAAATAAAGAGGTAATAAAGGAAATGGAAGATTTACGAGAATCCAATCTTTATAATGAACGTATATACATTGGTGAATATAATGATTCTGATGATTATGCGGCATACCTTAGTATGTATGATGAGTCTGACGATCATGCTGCATACCTTCGTATGTATGAGGATTCAAATGAATATATATATCCTGATGGCAGTATAGAAAAGCAAAGGGAATTAGCAACGGCAGAAATCATAGAGGAACGTGAATATTTCTTGGGAGAAATACAGAAACTGAATTCTAAAATAGATAGAACATTTGAGAGAATTGCCCCGACGTTAGCTGAATGGAATATACATGATTATCAGAACATTAAGAGGGATTATTATAGAAGAAGTATTAAGTTTAAGGGTAGAGAAAACAGTTTAAATGAACTACAAGAACATCATATGTATTTACGGGAAATATATAAAGTCTTAAAGAAACTTTATACGGATTCAATTCTTAAATCGCAAAATTTAATATAATGCAGTAATTTTTAATCGAACCATCTATGAAAATAGATGGTTTTCATTTTTGATAAAAAATAGATAAAAATTATTATAAATTTACCTGTATCATTAAAAGTGTCATAAGAACTGCCACGGAAATGGTACTGTATGTTGTTTCTTGATTTATCTAAATTTCTCGGGATAGGGCAATTAATTATAGTTTACTCACGAATAAACGTAAGTAAGGGTCCGACCAACGAGGGAGAGGGTTACACCTCTCTTTGAGCCGAGGATGTTCCTTCCGAATGTCCAATTGCTAACCATACTTTCCTCGGTTCAAAGAGGCGTGGGGCACCTCAACACTTTATTTCTCTCTTGAACTTTACCAAACTAATTAGAAGCATCAGCTACACTTACAGATTTGTGTCTATGAGGAACGGTTTTCCGTTTCTCTGACTATATAAGTAGTAAGTTACTTGTGTAGTGAGAGAAGCGTAGAAATTAAATATGAAAGTAATAAAAGAACACTGTTATGTAGAGAAGTACAGTCTATATACGGTGTTCTTTTTTGTTTATAAGGAGGGATAGGTTATGCAGGATTTGATTAAGCAATATAACACGACTTTAAGTCAATTGAGAAAGGCACAAAAGGATGCTAAAGAGGAAGATGTAAAGATTCTCACTGATATGATTAGCGACATTTCTTACTCCTTAGAATGGATGAAAAAGGCGAGAAGACCGGGAACTCGTAGAGGGATTGAAAGGTTAGCAGCTTATCAGAGAGAAAGAGCGTGTGATCCGTTATTAATGCAAAGGTATTTTCGTAGCATGGATGATAACTTATATGAGTGGGACAGTCATCAACAAGAACATGTAATTGGTGAATGGGACAAAATTAGGTTAGAAGATGCATTATCATTGTTAACGGAGCGAGAGAAAGAAGTCTATCTAATGTCTAGGGGATATTGTTTAACATATAGAGAAATTGCTAGATACTTAGACATTACATGTAGTACGGTACAATCTATGATAGAACGTGCTGAAAAGAAAATAGCAAGACAGGTAAATGAGAGCCTCTTCTGCAATTGTGGATGAGGTTTTTAATCTGGCATTAAAGTAATAAATTATATATTGTTAAATGAGGAAAGTAGTTCATTTGATAATAAATATTTATTTTTATATCTTTATATAAAGAATAAAATACATTGAGTTGCAAGTAAAAAAGGGAGGGCGTATTCTTAAAGTATCAAAAGTTAAAAATTAGTAAAATTACGTTTGAGGAGAGGACATTGGTGGAATTATTATATGTTTGGATTGAGGGATTTAATGGAGGATTAATGAAAGAGCAGGGGTTTAATTTTGATAGTCGCTTCAAATATCAATTACACCCTAGGGGCGATGGTACATATAGATTGAGCATAAAGGATAATCCTAATTATTTAGATGATTTTTTTAAACCGGAATATCCGCAATCTGAGTCGATAGCTGTTATCAATAATATTACAGCGATTGTTGGACAAAATGGATCTGGTAAATCAAGTATAGTTGATTTTTTAAAAGAAAGTTTTGGGGGAAATGATGAAGATGAAGAGATGGATGAAAGGGAGGAGAATATTAGGTATCTTTATATTTTGCGCAAATACAAGGATAGTAAATTAGAGAATTATATCTACATCTCACCAAATATGAAGATAGATATAAGTGTAAATAAAGAAATGAATTTTTTTTATGAGTTAAGAATTGATAATGTTGGACTTCCTCGTAATATAGATAATACGAGTTTAATTTATTTTTCTAACGTCAATGATAAAAAAGTGGAGTATTCATCAAAGAAACTTTTAAATATTTCAACAAATTATTTTTCTGGTCGAGGATTTCAACGATATAATTCAGCTACGATAGGGGATTATAAGCTTAATGAAATTGGGCGACAGATCTATTTTGTATATGGGGTACATAATAACGAAACATCATTTGTTTTACCATTCAAGCTTCCTGAATATATAGACGTGGTTGTTCATGGGATAAGAAGGCGTACTAATTCTTTATTTGAAACGCATAGAGATTATCCGTTATTGAAGTCAATTAAATCCATTTATATGTCTACTAGAAATATGCATAAAGAAAATATAGAGAAATTCAAATTGCCTGACAACATAAAAGATAAGCAAGTTATAGTGTTATTTACAAGGGCAGTTCTAGGTCACTTGACTGATGAAATAAGACGAAAATCGGTCAGAGATAAATTAGAAAAATTCAATATTGAATTATTTGAAGATGGGATTGGTAGTAATTATAATAATGATTTTATTAGATTGATTAGAGGTCTACGGAGGCTAGCGCGACTAATAAAAGATTCTAATGAAGAATTTTTAAGGCTAAATAAAATGTTAAGGGCATTAGCAACGTTCATGATGAATTTTTATAAAGATTATCGTCACACTCTCACAGCTGAAGCGGTTACAATGGATGAAATTAAAATTACGTTTAAAATAGAAGAGTTGAAGAAGGATGAAAGACTTGGAGAGGTTCTGAAGCTATATGAAGATTTATGCATCAACAATGAACTTTTTACTTTTTCATGGAGAGCTATGAGTAGTGGTGAAAAAGCCCTTTTAAATATTTATTCTAGCTTTTACTATATATCTAATAGACAAGATATACTAAACCAACCTGAGGAGGATTTAATAATTCTTATTGATGAAGGGGAAGTATATCTTCATCCACATTGGCAAGGTAATCTTTTGAATAGTTTAATTGAGTTTTTACCAAATATTTTTAAAAATAAGAAGGGTTTAAGACAAAGAAATATTCAAATTATCCTAACATCCAATTCGCCTTTTTTAGTTTCTGATCTTCCAAGTGCAAATATAATTTTTTTAAGGAAAGAACAAACACAAACTATTGTAATGGAGGATTTAGAGGAGTATCATCGAACCTTTGCTGCTAATATTCATTCATTGCTAGCACATTCTTTTTTCATGGAAGACGGTGTAACTGGTGCTTTTGCAAAGAGAAAAATAAATGAAATAATTCATATGCTCATTAATGAAGATATAGTTACTATTTTTGAAAACGAAGAAAAAATTGAAAAAACTATTAATTTGATAGGTGAACCGGTCATTCGAAATAAACTTTTACAGATGTTAGCAGAACGTAGAATGGTAGGAGTTAATAAGGAAATTGCTAGGCTTAATTTACGCCTTAAAAAATTGGAGAAATGGCAAGATGATAAAAATTGAACGTGATAATTTAGATTTTCTAGCAAAAAGACATTTTGAAGAATACTTTGTTAGAAAGAAATTCTTGAAGAAACTAGAAAATTATGCTGCCAATGAAAAAGATTTAATACAAAAGGCCTTTTTTAAATCTATATTAAATCAAATTGAGGATATTGTGATGGGGAGACCCAGTCGCTTAAATGAAATTATAAAAGATTTTAGTGAGAATCATCCAGAATTAATGGGGAAAATGAAGGAATACAGTTTTTTGAAAAAAGTATTAAATGAATATAAAAAGCAACAGGAAAATTTAGAGAAAAATATCAAAAAAAATCTAGCTAATGTTTATGAACTTAAACAGGAAAAGGAAGATGTGGATAAAAGAGCTGAAAAAGTTGATTCCCAGATCAAATATATCGAAAAATTTTTAGAGAAGATAAAGAAAATCTTTAATTATAGTAATTTTTGTGATCAGTATAGTACAGATAAAGTGAAAATATGGGGTGCTTATGAACTGGTAAAACAATTGAAAGTGGGGACATGCCCATACTGTAATAGACATTTTATTACTGTATCTGAGCCAAACAAAGATGATGGAGGTAGAACAAGACCACAACTAGATCATTTTTATAGTAAGTCCAGATTTCCTTTCTTAGCTGTTTCTTTTTTCAATCTCATACCTTGCTGTTATGTATGTAATTCAAATTTAAAAAGGAATGAAGAATTTTCTATTGAAACACATATACATCCATATGAAAATAGTTTCGAAGAATTAGTTCAATTTACTGTTAAATTTCAAAGCGGAAAGGGTAAGAAAGATTATTTGAAAGCATGGAATTCTAATACGCAAATGTTTTCGATTGATTTCAAAGTAAATGAAATGAAAAAAAATCAATTTAGTCATGAGGAATATAAAGCTTTATATAGAAAAATAGAGAAAAATAAAGAAATTTTTAAATTAAAATCTTTATATAACTCTCATATTGATTATGTAGGGGAGATGATTGTAAAAAATATAACGTATAGTGATGATAAAATTGAATCCTTATGCCAAGAGTTCCCTGACTTGTTTCCTTCAAAACATGATGTAGTAAGAGTAGTATACTCTAATTACGTTGATACTGCACAACTAGATAAAAGAGTTTTATCAAAATTAACAAGAGACATTACTCAAGAATTCGGAATAAAATATACATAATAAGTTAGTAATACCGCTCCTTAATTCATAAGAAGCGGTATTACGCTTTTATAGATATGCTTTATTTAATAATAGTTTTAATTCTTCGATACTTAGCCATGGTTTGCGCCTATGTAACATTCTGTGACAATTAGAACATACCATTATAATATCCTCAATTTTGGTCGTTTCGCCTTCTTTTAGTTGAGATACAGGTATTGTATGGTGTCCTTCAATATAATCTTTTCCTAATTCACCATATGTTTCATAAAAGTCAAAGCCACAAATTTCACAGAAGAGTTTCCCACCATGCTGTTGCTTAAAATGCTCTTTTGCTCGCCTAATTACCTGGTTATTACGTTCATAGGAAAGATGAGTTCTAAGTATTTGTTTCCCTTCAGAAAACTCCTCTTCGAGATCGATTAAATCTAAATCACTATTATTATCAAATTCTCTTAATCCCCAACATCCATTGCCTTTACCATTTACAGCATAGAATAAGTCCTGTTCACCTTTATAAATATCACATTCACTAGAGTGATAATAGATAGTCTTTCTAATTTGTGCACCTATTGATTGTTCATGTTGATATTTACTTAGGTCTATGTTATTACGTTCCATAACTTTTGTTTTGATCTGACTGAGTGTTCCAGCTCCATCTAACTCCGTTAATATTTCTATGATTTCATTTAACCAAGGGTTTTTATTTGCCATAGGTATTCCTCCGAGAAAACTATATTTATTGTTAGTCTATCTTTTTAAAATTAGTATATCTAAATTTTTGCAATGGAAGCAATTGGTTTTATATAATTGTAGAAGGATTTACCAATGGATAATAGCGGGAGGATTCAAAAATGAATCAAAATACAATAAAGGAAATTCTTAAGTTTCGAGATGATAGAGACTGGAAGCAATTTCATAACCCTAAGGATTTGGCAATTTCTCTTTCTTTAGAGGCTAGCGAGTTATTGGAGAATTTTCAGTGGAGAAGTAGTGAAGATGCAATAGAACAAAATCTTGAAAACATCAAAGATGAACTAGCTGATGTATTAATTTATTCTATCCTATTGGCTGACCAAATGAATTTGGATATAGAAGAAGTAATTCAAAATAAGCTAGAAAAAAATCAAAAAAAATATCCAGTTGAAAAGTCATCTGGATCGAATAAAAAATATAACGAACTTTAGAAAACTAAATAAAACAGAAGAGGTGTAAGTGTATGTACAACGTAATACTGCAACCTACAGGGAATAAAGTAGCTAAGTTTAATTTTCAATCTACAATGCGTAATGGAATTGAATTTGATAAAATTAAGCCTTTCTTACAACAAGAGGATGCTAATAATTTATCCGAAATTTATAAGGGAAACTTAATCCGTGTTTGGGGGATAACTCCAAGTCCACAGAAGATAAAGCAATGGGAAAAGATTCAAAGAGGAGATATAACTCTCTTTTCAGCGAATAAGCAAATTTTTGCATCTGCTACCATCGCATATAAGTTACATAATTTAGAATTAGCAAAGCATCTGTGGGGAGAAACAGATAGTGGTGAAAGCTGGGAGTATATTTACTTCTTAGATGAAATAAAGCATCAAGCCATTAGTTTAAGTGTCTTTAATAGATTATTAGATTATGAAGAGGGAAATCTAATACAAGGTTTTAGAGTATTAGACCAAGAGAAAAGTAACATAATAATGAGTGCTTTTGATTTGTATAGTTCTTCTTATGCTCCAATCAGTACAAAGGAAGAAACAAAGAAAAATATTAAAGATATTATAGGTGACTTAGAAAAAAGTGCCTCATTGGATAATGAGATAAAAGGGAAGGCGAGAAAAGAGCAAGGGATATTACGTGGCTATCTGTTTAATGACAAAAAAACTTGCAACTGTGGAATTTGTGGGAAAGAGTATCCTATAGATTTACTTGTAGCTGCACATATTAAGAAAAGAGCATTTTGTAGCATAGAAGAAAGATTAGATATTGAAAATATAGCTATACCTATGTGTAAATTTGGTTGTGATGATTTATTTGAGAAAGGGTATATTACTGTCTTGAATGGAGAAATTATTAGCTTGGTTAATACAGATAATTTACCAGAGTCAGTAAGGGATTATATTGAGAGTCTCCAAGGAAAAGAGTGCTTAACGTGGAATAAAGATAATGCTGAGTATTTTGAATGGCATCTAAATTACCATAAAAAATAAGGGTATTACATAGTCTTTTCTATTGAACAAAAGGCATCCGGATTGGGTGCTTTTTGTTTTGTTTTTTGGTAGTAGATAAGCAAGATATTAAAGGAGAAAAGAATATTTGATTAGAAATAAAAATTGATAATAATATCAAAAAAATAATCAGAAAATGCACGCAATCTATTTACTTAGGTAAATAGATGTGGTATAATAAATATAGAAAGAACGAAAGGGGGGAAACAAATTGGCAAAGTTAGCACTGATACTAGGAATGATACTTACAGCACTAACAATCATCGAAAAAGTCCTAGTCATCCACGAAAAAGTAAAAAAGCTCAAAACCAAACGAAAACGCCCAGCCAGACGTAAACGAAAATGATTTTGAGCGGAAGAGAGAAGCGCACCTTCTCTCTTCTATACACATTATAACAACTTGCCAATTTGTAAACAATATGAAGAAAACAAGTAATTCATCGAACATCTTAATTATCTTCGTTACACTGTTTTACTTTGCTTATTTTCGAGATTCGATCGAAGCGAGTATTTTTAAAACTGTTTTGGATATCGTGTTAATTATTCTTTTAGTTCTTTATATTATAAATACGTCATTACGACTTTATGGGATTTTTAAAGAAAAAAGAGGTGAATAAAGTGTACAAGTTTGAAAATAAAGAGAAACTGCTTTCTTTTTTACATGATGAGGTATTAACGACACCAGAGGTAATGGATGTTTTAGGGATTAGTAAAGCGAGAATTAGTAAAATGATTAAAGATGGTAAACTTGTACCATTTAAGAAAATGGAACGAGTGAGTTTGTTTCTACGTGAAGACATTGAAGAGAAGAAGAAAGAACTAGAAGTATTGCGTAGTAAATATAGACCATATGAAGAGGAATAGTCATTTTTGTCGAAAGCTTAATTAAGATAAGTATTACGATAAAATATTTTAACTTTATATTAAGTTTTATTGATTTTATTTCAACCTCCTTTTATTCTTGTATAGAGGAGGTTGATTTGTATGAGGAAATTGCGTAAAGACATTAAAGTAATCGCCCAATTAGTTATATTGTTGGCGGTTTTTACATTATTATCTGTAGTATTTAATGCTATAGGAAATATGGAAATGTTAGTAGGGATGATTCAGGAGACTTCTAAGTTAGGGATAACCATAATAATAGGTTTAATTGCGATTGCAATTGCTTGTATATCTTTTCAAAGTCTAGAAGCTAGAATAGAGAACAAAAACTTTTATATGAATTATTTGACGTTGATGCTTATTGCATTATTGTTTTTACTAACAATTTTTTGGTTCCCGTATTTACCGATAGATTCTAACAAGTATATGTATTATTTCATTTTTATAGTTTATTTTCTTTTGGGAACAGTTTTGTTAGGTCTTTCTTTAATTGGGACTCATAAAATTATTAAAAAGGCATTCGAATAAAATTAGTTGGAGAAATAATCCTAATATAAAGGGTTATTTCTTTTATTATGGAGATAGAAAAAAGAGATGAAGATAATTCACCTCTTTTATACATTCTTATTTTCATTAACACCTAAATGTTTTTTTAGTGCATCTTGTAATACTTGTGAGTAGTTTACATTATTAGCTTTTCCCATTTTATCAAGCCAATGAGGGATAGTTAATGTTTTCTTTACTGCTTTATTTTCAATTTCACTACGGAATGGTGGCATCCATACTTCCATTAAGCCAATAACTTGATTGTCTTTAGTTTGGATAGAAGTTGGATTAGATGCGGGCGGAATAGTGCCTTTATTTTCTTCTATTTCATATAGATGAGTTGCTAATGTCTTTTTAGCCATTTCAAAAGCATCCTCATAGTTATTACCATTAGCATGACAATCTGCTAAGTCAGGAAATGTAACAGTAACCTGCTCATTAGAAAAATCAAAAATAGATGGGTAGATGTAGCGATCTTGGTAAGTGTTCATTTGTTTTTCCTCCTGCTAAATATAGCGTAATGGATTTACTTCTTCAATTTCTTGATAATCGAAATGGTGAAGACCAGAATCCATAAAATAATAACTATTAGGTAGATAGTGTCTAACATTTGTAAATTAGAAAAGTCGGTAACAATAAAGAAACGAATTGTTAAAAATAAACAAATAGTATTTAAAATCAATGAAGTTTTTGACATATAGATATGGGAGATGATAATATTTTTTTGAGAAACCCAACCAGTTGGTTGAGTTTCCCAATGGGTTACTTGCGTTTTCTTCGCTTAGGTTTTCTGCTTGGTCGGCTGGAACCTTTGCGTTGAGGACGCTTATTTTTTTCTTCTTTGCTTTCTTTGAGAAGTATGTAAATCGCTAAGATGAAAGAAGAAATCCCGCTTACTTTGTCTAAAATATCTAGAATGTCCATCTCCCTTATTCCCTCCTTTCTATACTATTATTATAACACGTATTATAATACGTGTAAATATAATCCGGTTAATTAATCTATATTTTTTTATAAAATAATATAATGATATACAATGTTGAAAGGGAAGTTATTGAGAGTATTTGCATTCAATATAAGTTTGTTCAATAAGAGATAAAAGCTTTATTTTCGTCGTACAAAAGCCACCTAATAATAGACAGGGATTAAAGACAATTATGTTATATAAAACTTCATTTACCGTATTGAGTTTCGTATAACTTTATATAAAGGATAACCGTTCAACATTGAGCGGTTATTTGTTTTGAGGTGGATGCATGGCAAAGGAATATGCAAAGAAGTTTTATAAATCCACAGCATGGAAGAAGTGTAGGGATTCATATTTTAAATTTAGATATGGATTGTGTGAGAGGTGTAAAGGGACAGGGAAGATTGTTCATCATAAGGATTACATAACACCAGAGAATATAAATAACCCAGAGATTACATTGAGCTTTCATAACTTAGAACTGTTATGTCAGGACTGCCACAACCGTGAACATCATGAGAAGAATAGTCCAGTTGTTGAAGGAGTAATGTTTGATGAGAATGGGGATTTAATAAAAAAAGAATAAAAATCAAAATAAAAAGTGAACGCTGATATTTCCAAAGAAATAAAAGCCCCCCCATTTCAAAATCTTTTTCGAGTTCTCGAAGGACCGATGAGGTACCTTCAAAAAATAAATTGGTCATTTCACGTGACCCCCCTACCCAAAATGCAGAAGAGATGAGGTGTTATTTATGGCGATAAAGAAAGAACTAACAAAAGAAGAACGGGTTAATAAAGAGATAACCAGACTTAGACGTATATATAAAGAAATGCCAAAAGATACCCTCTTGGTAGTAGAGGGTCTAATTGTTGAAGCGGCAGATTTGCGTGTAAGATTAGAAGATGTTCGTAAAGATCTAGATGAAAATGGTTACGATGAAATGTTCTCGCAATCAGAAAATCAAGAGCCTTATGAAAGAGAAAGACCAGCGGCAAGAAGATATATAGCTATGAATAAAAGTTATCAAACGATAATGAAGCAGTTGGGTGATTACATACCTAAAAAACCAGTTGAAAGTAAGGAGAAGGATGATGGGTTTGATGACTTTGTGATGAATAAATGAGGATACAATATCCTTTGTCCTATAACCCCATTATTGAATATTACAGCCTTATTGAATCGGGAAAAGAAATTGTTAGTGAAAAAGTTCGTAGAATATATAAGAAATTAGTAAGTGATATTGATGATAAAGAAAGTATATATGAGTACGACTCAAAGAAAGCAAACCATGCCATTGAGTTCATCGAAAACTTTTGTAAGCACTCAAAGGGAAAATGGGGCGGAAAACCAATTGTTTTAGAAGTATGGCAAAAGGCATTTATTGCAGCAGCATTTGGATTTGTACATGGAATAGATGGCACAAGAAAATACAGAGAAGTATTACTTGTAGTTGCTCGTAAAAATGGAAAATCTACTGTTGGCTCAGGTATTGGATTGTATTTGCAAATAGCAGATGGGGAACCAGGTTCAGAAGTTTATGCGGTAGCAACTAAGAAAGACCAAGCGAAATTAGTTTGGTTAGAATCAAAGCGAATGGTAAAGAAGTCACCAGCACTATTAAAGCGTATTAAACCTTTAGTATCTGAAATGGTTTCTGAATGGAATGATAGTACATTTAAACCACTTGGCTCTGATAGTGAAACTTTAGATGGACTTAACGTACATGGTGCTATGATGGATGAAATCCATGCTTGGAAAGATAAAAACTTATATGACGTTATTGTAGATGGTACTTCTTCACGAGAACAGCCAATGATATTTATGATTACAACAGCCGGAACTGTCCGAGAGTCAGTGTATGATATGAAATATGAAGAAGCAGAAATGTTGTTAAATGGACTCGATGATCCGGATGGATATAAGGATGATCGTTTTTTACCTATAATCTATGAGTTGGATAAACGAGAGGAATGGACTGACCCATCAAAGTGGAAGAAAGCAAATCCTGGGCTTGGAACGATAAAAAAGATAGACCAACTTGAAACAAAAGTAAACAAGGCAAAAGCAAATTCTTTGTTGGTAAAAAACTTACTAACGAAAGATTTTAATATAAGAGAAACTTCAACAGAGGCATGGCTGACTTTTGAACAACTAAATAATCCTGAAACTTTTGATATAGAAAAGCTAAAGCCTTCCTATGGAATTGGTGGTTGCGATTTATCTTCAACTACTGATTTAACAGCAGCGAAGGTTATTTTTATGGTTCCAGAGGACCCACATATTTATGTGAAGCAGATGTATTGGCTTCCAGAAGATTTATTGGAGCAGCGAAGTAAAGAAGATAAAATTCCATATAATTTATGGCACGAGCAAGGAATATTAAGAACAACACCGGGAAATTCCGTTCATTATAAATTTGTTACGAAATGGTTTTTAGAAATACGAGATGAATATGGCATTTATCTACCTTGGATTGGTTATGATAAGTGGTCAGCTAAGTACTGGGTTGAGGAAATGGAAGGTTATTTTGGTAAAGAATCTATGATTCCTATCGCACAAGGTAAACAAACCCTTTCTAGCCCGATGAAACTTTTAGGAGCTGATTTAGAATCTAAGTTAATAAACTATAATAACCACACAATTGACAAGTGGTGTCTTTCCAACACAGCAATAGACGTTGATAAAAATTTAAATATACAACCAAATAAAACAAAGAACCAAAGACGTCGTATTGATGGCACAGCAGCACTTTTAAATGCATATGTAGTTCTTCAAGAAAAACGAAATGACTACCTCAACATGATATAAGAAGGAGGTGAGAATTTGGGGTTATTTGATAAGATATTTGGAAAGAAACAGGCTCCTACTACAACTCGTTTTGAAATGATAAACGATAATGGTGGAGGTTTTTTTGCGTGGAATGGGGACATCTATCAAAGTGACATTATACGAGCTTGTATACGTCCTAAAGCAAAAGCAGTCGGTAAGCTGATAGCCAAGCATATACGAGATAACTCTACTGAATTTAAGGTGAATCCAGATTCTTATATGAGATTTTTACTGGAAGAGCCTAATCCATTGATGACAGGACAAATGTTTCAAGAGAAAATGGCTGTTCAACTAGAGTTGAATCATAATGCATTCGCTTATATTAAGCGTGATGATTTTGGTTATCCTACTGAGATTTACCCTATTCCATGTACAACAGTTGAAGTTGTAGAAGGGGCACAGGGAGACATCTTTTTAAAGTTTTATTTTAAAAATGGTAAGCAGATGACGATTCCGTATACAGATATCATTCATTTGCGTAAAGACTTTAATGATAATGACTTTTTCGGAGAACATCCTGGTAATGTATTAGCTCAGTTAATGGAGATTGTTACAACTACTGATCAAGGTATTGTTAAAGCTATTAAAAATAGTGCAGTAGTAAAGTGGATTCTTAAGTTTAAGTCAGTATTAAAACAAGAAGATATTGATAGTCAGGTTAAAAACTTTGTGAATAACTATTTAAATATCTCGAATGATGGTGGAGCAGCTTCTTCTGATCCGAGGTATGACTTAGAACAAGTGAAACCTGAAGCGTTTGTACCGGATTCCAAGCAGATGCAAGAAACAGTACAACGTATTTATAATTTCTTTAATACAAATGAAAAGATTATCCAAAGTAAATACAACGAGGATGAATGGACAGCTTATTATGAATCCGAAATTGAGCCATTTGCAATGCAGCTTGCTGGGGAATATACCAGGAAGCTTTTTTCGCGTCGAGAAAGGGGATTTGGTAACAAGATTATCTTTGAATCCTCTTCACTTCAATACGCTTCTTTAAGTACAAAGATGGACTTAGTTCAAATGGTTGATAGAGGAGCTATGACACCAAATGAATGGCGTTCAATTCTTTCGCTTGGGCCAATTGAAGGTGGATCTAAGCCGATTAGAAGATTAGATACAGCTTTAGTTAAAGAAGGAAATGTCACTGATGAAGGAGGTGATGACAATGAACAAGACGGAAAAGAGGGAACTACTGAGTAGTGCTCTTGAAATTAGGGAATTAGAAAATGGCCTTCGAACAATTTCTGGTTATGCAGTTAAATGGGAAATGAAATCTGTAACAATGGGCTATTGGCAACGATTTAAAGAGCAGTTTAAAAAAGGAGCTTTCACAGAGTCCTTAACTCAAGATGATCAATTAGCCTTATGGAGCCATGACACATCACAAGTGTTAGGAAGAACTAAAAATGGTACTCTTCGTTTATTTGAAGATGAGATTGGACTAAGGTTTGAACTAGACTTAGCCAATACAACACTCGGAAATGACACATATGAGACGATTAAACGTGGTGATGTAGATGGTGTTTCCTTTGGCTTCCAAATGGTCAAAGAAGAATGGGATGAATCAGACCCGGACAATGTAGTTCGTAGTGTAACGAAAGCTAAGTTACTAGAGATTAGTCCAGTAGCCTTCCCGGCTTATCCTGACTCGCAAGTTTCAGCTAGAAGTCATGACCCATATAAACAATTTGTGAAGGAACGCAATCAAAAAGAATTACGTAAAAAACTAATTTTAAAAACATATTTATAAGGGAGAGATTCATTTGAAAACATTACAAGAAATTTTAACTAGAAAATCAGAAATTCGCTCAATGTTACAAAGTGATAAGGAAGTAGACTTAGCGGCATTAGAAACAGAATTACGAGACCTTGAAGAAACACAAAAACAAATTGAAACACGACAAAGATTATTAAAAGAAGCAGAGGAGATTAATAATAATCAAATGCCTGAAATGCGTACAGTTGAAACATTTAACAATGAACCTCAAAAACAAGACGTAGAATTAGAGACATCTGAAAAACGTGGACAGGCTCTAATGGAAAACCGTGCTGTTACAGTTGGAAGTGGTAATGTAGTTTTACCTAAGCATAGTGCAACGGATATTCGTCCAACTTTCAATGAAGTATCTACACTGATTGATCGAGTTTCTTCTAAAACTTTAAAAGGTGGAGAGAGTTACCAACAGCCGTATATTAAAAGTTATGGAGAAGGTGATTACACAACTGAAGGTAATGACTACAATACATCAGAGACAACATTTGGATATGCAGATATCACAAAAGCAAAAGTCACAGCTTATTCAGAAGACACAGAAGAGCTTCAAAAATTACCAGCAGCTGATTACGATGCTGAAGTAATGAAGGGGATTACGGTAGCTACTCGTAAAAAGTTAACTCGTGAAATTTTAATTGGGACAGGTGCTACAAATCGACTTGTTGGTATTTTCTCAGCAGCAGCTACGGCAATTGATTCAGAAACAGATTTAGAAATTTCAGCAATTGATGCATCTACATTGGATGAGATTATCTATAGCTATGGTGGAGATGAAGACGTAGAAGATGCGGCGGTATTGATTTTAAATAAACTAGATTTAAAAGCATTTGCTAAGCTTCGTACTTCTGATGGTAAAAAGGTATATAACGTAGTATCACAAGGTAACTCTGGAACAATTGATGGGGTACCATTCATTATTAATAGTGCTTGTAAGGCTGTTTCTGATGCTAAAACAACAGCTGGACAATATAGCATGGCATATGGTCCTTTATCAAACTATCAACTTACTATTTTCTCAGATATGGACGTTCAACGATCTACAGACTTTAAATTCAAGCAAGGTATGATTGCTCATAGAGGTTCTGTTTTTGCAGGTGGTAACGTAATTTCTAAAAATGGATTCTTACGAGTGAAGAAAGCGGCTACTGTATAATAGTCGCTTTTCTTTATGGTATAAGGAGGTTTAACAGTGAGTGGGAAACCGTTGAATAAATATGTTGTAAAAAGAGCTTTTCGAGATAAATTCACTTTCGTTCATTATAGTGTTGCAGATTCATATGAATCAAATGACACAGAGCGTGTAATGTATTTACAAGATAAAGGTTTCTTGAATAAAGAACGAACTATAGATAAACAAGAAGACTTAAAAGTACCGATTCATGTTGGAGGAGGGTATTACGAACTTCCAAATGGTGAAAAGATTAAGGGTAAAGATGCCGCTCTGGAAGCTTTAAAACAGCTAAAGCAAGTTGGTGAATGAATATGATGCTTGATGTTGTGAAGAAAGCGGTACGTATCTCACATAGTGCTCTTGATGATGAACTTGCAGATTTAATTGAAGCATCTCGATATGATTTGAAGTTATCTGGTGTTTCTCATCTCAAGGCAAATGATGAAACTGATCCTCTAATTAAAAGAGCAATTATTACGTATGTAAAAGCTAATTTTATTTCAGACGCAAAAGAGGCAGAACGTTTTTTAGCATCGTATAACATGCTTAAGAATCATCTAACTTTAGCGGGTGACTATAAATGAATGATATTTTACTATTCCCAGTAATAACAATTACTAAAGATGAACTAGGACAAGTTGAGGAAGATGAAGTATTTAGTAGACAGGTATTTTGCAAGAGAAAATCAGTTCCTCAATCAGAATTCTTTCAAGCTGGACAAAGTAACATCAAGGCTAGTCATATATTGATTGTTCATGTCTGGGATTACCAAGATGAACGAAAAGTGAAGTATCGAGATAAAGAATATAGCATTTACCGCACATATGAAAGAGACGATGAAAAGATCGAACTTTATTGTGAGGTGAAAGCGGGTGTCTAATATTGATACTTTTGCAAGTGATATTGCTAGGGAATTGCAAAGATACGCTAGCCTAGTAGAAGAAGATATAGAAGATGCTAAAGAAGAGGTTGCGAATAATCTTGTGAATGAATTGAAACAAAAAAGTCCTAAGAAAACAGGAAAGTATGGTAAAGGCTGGAGGAAAAAGAAAGATGGCAGTGCAATCATTGTTTATAATGCATTGAAACCACAACTTACACATTTATTGGAAAAGGGACATGCTAAAGCAAATGGTGGGCGTGTAGCAGCTAAGGTTCACATTGCTCCGGCAGAAGAAAAAGCAATAAATGAACTAATTGAACGTGTCGAAAGGGCGATTCAACAATGACATTAGGTGAATTAAAGAAAATCCTTGATGCTACAGGTTATCCTGTGGCTTATTCACATTTCACAGCAACGCCAACTAATCCAGTTCCAGCGCCACCTTATATTTGTTTTCTTGTGGACGGATCAGCGAATTTAATGGCTGATAACAAGGTATATCACAAGATAAATAACTTAAGTATCGAGCTTTATACAAATAAAAAAGATTTAATTGCTGAAGCAAATCTTGAAAAAATCTTAGACAATTATGAGATTCCTTATGAATCTTATGAGGTTTTTATTGAAACTGAAAACCTATTTCAAAAAAATTATGAAACGAGGTTGATATAAATGAGTGAGAACAAAGTAAGTTTTGGATTGAAAAATGTCCATTATGCAACATATGAAACAAAAGATGGGGTAGTTACATTTGGAACACCGATTCCATTGCCTGGTGCGGTTGAACTAACAAATGAACCACGCGGTGATTTAATTGAATTCTATGCCGATGACATGCTTTATTACTCAGCGGATAATAACCAAGGTTATGAAGGAACGTTAAATATTGCACTCCTTCCGGAGCAATTTGCAATTGATGCATTAGGTGAACAATTAGATGAGACAGATGGTGTATTAAATGAGTTAGCTGATGCAAAAGGAAAACCATTCGCACTGTTATTTGAGTTTGATGGTGATGTGAAAGCAACCCGTCATGTTATGTATAACTGTTCAGCGAGTCGCCCTAATATTTCATCAAAATCAAAAACGAATTCAGCTGAACCGAATACAAACGAGCTTAAATTCGTCGCAAGCCCAATTATTCTAGCAACTGGTGGTAGACCGATGGTTAAGACCAAGACAACTTCTAAAACTACACCGGCAATCCATGATAATTGGTACAAAAAGGTCTATGTGAAAACACCAACAGCACCAAAAGGAGCGTAATTAGATGGAAAAAACAATTGTAATAGATGGTAAGCAAGTTCGACTGAAAAGTACAGCAGCAACTGTTAAGCGTTACAAAGCGCAATTCAGACGTGATTTGTTTGCTGATATGATGGCTTTAGGGGCTATTGGTACATTTACACCACAAGATGGTTCTCAGCCTTCTATTGACCTCTCAAATGTAGATTTAAAGAAAATAGATTTTGAAGTTATTTATGATTTAGTTTGGTTATATGCTAAAACCGCTGATCAAAATCTTCCGGATCCAATTACATGGTTAGACGGATTTGAAGAATTTCCTATTTATGAAATCATTCCAGAGATTAACGATATGATTCAAAGTACAATGGGAGCAAAAAAAAACTAAAGAAAAGTAATGAAGAGCAAGGGACTTTCAGTGACGGAGAATTCACCACTGATTTGTTCCTTGCTCTTTGTTATAAAGCGAAATTAACGAGTTGGGATTTAGAAGTAATGACAATCGGTGATTGCTTTGATTATATTGCTGAATTTGCAGAAATGGAGAACCCAGACAAAGAGAAAACCCGTAAAGCAAATCAAAAAGACTTCGATTCATTCTAAGAAAGGGGTGAGATGATGGCAGGAGGAAGAATTAAAGGAATTAGTATTTCAATTGATGGTGAAACCACGGGACTTCAAAATGCATTAAAAGATGTTAATAAGCGTAGTAATGATTTAACCAAAGAGCTTAAAGATGTTGAGCGATTATTAAAATTTGATCCAGGTAATATTGAAGCTTTAGCTCAAAAGCAACAGTTACTGACTCAGCAAATTGAAAATACAACGCAAAAGCTAGATAAGTTGAAGGCAGCGGAACAACAAGTCCAAGCGCAATTCCAAAACGGAAAAATTTCCGAAGAACAATACCGCGCATTCAGGCGTGAAATTGAATTTACAGAAGGATCGCTTAATGGCCTGAAGAATAAGCTTGGAAACATGAAGGCTGAACAAGATAGTGTAGCAAGTTCAACAAGACAATTAGAAACATTGTTTAGCGCTACTGGAAAAAGTGTTGATGATTTCGCGGGGGCATTAGGAAATCGTCTTGTGAATGCAATTAAAAGTGGTACGGCTACAAGTCGGCAATTGGAACAAGCAATTGGAATTATCGGCCGGGAAGCATTAGGAGCAGAAACAGATATAGAGAAATTACAACGAGCTCTTCGATCGGTGGATGCTGGAAACTCAATACAACAAGTGCGAAATGAATTAAGAGATTTACAGCAAGAAGCCGGAAGAACGGAGAAGAAGTTTGAAGGGCTAAAGATAGGGCTTGAAAACGTTATAGGTGGTATGGCAGCAGGTGGCGGTATTGCTAGTGCAGTTGAAAAAGCAATGGATATGTCAAAGTTGCAAACGAAAATTGATATAACTTTTGATGTTCCAGAATCCTCGAAGCAATCAGTAGAGGCGGCTGTAAGAGGGGTAACCGCTTATGGTGTGGATGCAGAGGCATCATTAGAAGGTGTACGTAGACAGTGGGCTTTAAATAAGAATGTAAGTGATGAGGCGAATGCAGCTATTGTTAAAGGAGCAGCGGCAATTGCGCAATCCTATGAAGGAATAGATTTTACGGAATTAATTCAAGAAACGAATGAAATTGGAAACGAATTAGGGATTTCGCAAGATGGTGCACTTGGTTTAACAAACGCTTTGCTAAAAATGGGATTTCCACCTGAACAATTAGACATTATTGCTGAATATGGAGGACAGTTAACAAGAGCTGGATATAGTGCTGAAGAAGTGCAGGCAATTATGGAGGCTGGTGTTGAAACAGGTACTTGGAATTAATTTATAGTTCCCTTGTATGGTGACATACAATGCAAAACCCCCTTAATTCAGTGAAACTCTCAAAAGAGACAATGCTGAGCGAAGCCTTTAATAAAGGAACGTGCAACGACTAGTCGAGAGACGTAGGGTGTAAGCAAATGACACTCGAAACAGGGGGCAACTCAAAGAGTTGAAGATATAGTCTAATCTATGCGGTGACGTATAGCAGTTCATAACGAACGGGCGTGACTTTGCGAATCACGTTGAATATTCATGATTGATAACCTGTTAGATGGATTAAAAGAAGGGCGTATTAAAGCGGCTGAGTTCGGTCAAGGTGTCGATAAAGCTATGAAAGAAGCTCTTGAAGGCACTAATATTTCAGCGGAACAAGTTCAAAAATGGGGTCAAGCTGTAGCTAATGGTGGTAAAGAAGGTTCAGCAGCTATGACCGAGATTGCACAAGCTCTATCACAAGTTGATGATGAAACAAAGCGTAATGAATTAGGTGTTAAATTTTTCGGAACAATGTATGAAGATCAAGGGCAAAACATTATTAATACTTTGCTGGGTGCGAAAGAAAAAACAATCGATTTCCAAAAGAATCAAGAACAATTGAATGGTTCTATTAAAAAAATGGATGCAAATCCAGCAGTTAAGTTTCAAAAAGCAATGCAAGATTTACAAGTGGCTCTCCAACCGGTACTTGGAGTAATAGCCGATGTTGTTGCTAAAATTGCTGACTGGATTTCTAATAATCCTAAACTAGCAGCCACACTGGCAGCCATTGCAGTAGCGATAGGAGTAATAGCAGGGGCATTTATGGCTTTAGCACCAATAGTTGTTGTCATATCGGGTGTAGGGGCCGCAATGATGGGATGGATAGCGTTGTTCGCCATAATTATTGCAGCGGTTGTTGCTCTAGTTATTGCTATAGTAAAGAATTGGGATGACATTAAAGCTTGGACAATCGCCGCTTGGGATGCGGTTAAGGAATATTTAATTGGCTTGTGGGATGGGATTGTTCAATCATTATCTTCAGCCTGGAATAGTTTAAGTGAAGGCACACAGGCCGTTTGGAATAGTGTAGTTGAATTTCTTACAGGAATTTGGAATGGAATAGTTGAGTTTGTAGTTACTTGGGGCTCTACAATCCTAGAGGCATATATTGGCGTTTGGACATCCATTTTTAATTTCTGTATGGAAATCTGGAATGGGATAGTTGAATATTTAACTTCAGTTTTGCAGGGGATAGCAACGTTCTTTACAGAAATATGGACTTCTATTTCTACATTCTTTCAAGAAACTTGGAACGGATTAGTAGCTTTTATAACTCCTGTTTTACAAGGGATTGCTGATTTCTTCTCTATGATTTGGAATGGTATTTCTACAGTGATCCAAACTGTATGGAATTTCATTACTCAATACTTACAAGCGATTTGGACGGCTATTTTATACTTTGCTACTCCATTATTTGAAAGTATTAAGAATTTCATTTCTGAATGTTGGAATACAATTAGTTCTACTACAAGTTTTGTATGGGAAACGATTAAGAATTTCTTAATTTCCTGTTGGAATGGACTTATAGCATTTGTTATGCCGATTTTTGAGCAAATCAAGTCTTGGATCATTAGTGTATGGGATACAATCAGTTCAGCGACAATGACTGTATGGAATGCTGTTAAGAATTTCTTACAGTCATGCTGGAACGGGTTAGTTGCTTTTGTAACGCCAATATTTAATTCAATAAAAGATTGGATTGTGAATACTTGGAACACGATTAGTTCCACAACAAGTGCTGTATGGAATACGATTAAAAGCTTCCTTTCTAGCTTATGGAACTCAATTGTTTCCATAGCAAGTTCTGTATTCAATAACATCAAAGAAGCTATTTCAACTGTTTGGAATATGATTAGTAGCACGAGTAGTAGTATTTGGAATGGTATTAAATCTACTCTTTCAAATATTTGGGAAGGCATAAAATCAACCGCATCTTCTGTATGGAATGGATTAAAAGATGCCATTATGACTCCTGTTAGATGGGTAACAAATGCTGTGAGTGGAGCATTCGAAGGAATGAAGTCAGCAGTATTAGGCGTGTGGGATGGAATTAAGAGTGGTATTCGTACAGCTATCAACGGAATCATTCGTATTATTAATAAGTTCATAGATGGCTTTAATACACCAGCAGAATTGTTAAATAATATACCAGGAGTAAGTGCTCCAACTATTCCACATGTGCCAATGCTTGCTAAAGGTGGAAAACCTGTAGGCGATGGTTCATTTATTACAGGTGAAGCTGGACCGGAATTATTTACGAAAAAGGGTAATTCAATTACAGTTACACCTTTATCATCAAAAGAAAAATCACTCGGTATTACTGGGACTATGAATCAATTAATGGGTGATATGAGTCGAATGATGGCTAGTTCTATGAGTCAATTAGCAGGATTAAAGTCTGTTATGAGTGGTGTGTATGGAAGTATGTCAAATAGTAGACAAGCTATGGCCGGTAATATCGCAAATCAAGTATTCAATTATTCATCAGGGCAAACTGGTGGTAATGAATTAATTCCAGCACAAGGTGGCGATTTGGTAATTGAAGTACCAGTTATTTTAGATGGTAGAGACTTAGCACGCGGTACTTATCGGTATACAAAAGAATACCAAGAAAGAGAAGAGAAAAGAAACTCAGACTTTTAGGTTTGGGTTTCTTTCATTTTATAAAGAAATGAGGTGTCAACATGAGTTCTTTTACATTTAATAACGAACGAAAAGACTTTATTCAAATCGCAAAAGGATGGAAAAGACCAGCTTGGGCGCCGTTAAAAAGAAATTTTTTAAGTGTTCCTGGATATCCAGGTGCAAGACTATTAAACACACAAACGGAAATGCGCGTTTTATCTATTCCTGTAGGAATTATCGTTCCTGATGGATCTGATTTAGAAAGCATAAAAGAAGAAATTGCAGATTGGCTAATTACAGATCAAGCAGCAGAGCTTATTTTCGATGTAGAACCAAATAGAACATATTTAGCGGTAGTGGATGATAGCTTTGATCCAGATGAATTTGTAACACTTGGAATCGGTACAATTAAATTTGTTTGTCCGGTACCTTATAAGCTAGGGCAAGTACAAACTTACACATTCACTCAAAACTGGTCTACCGAGACTACTTCTTATTTCACAAATAAAGGAAGCGTAGAAGCTCCAGCATTAATTGAAATGACTGTAAAAAAACCAAGCACTTTTTTAGATGTATGGTTTGGTAAATATCCTTTAGAACGAAACTATTTCCGTATTGGGTATCCATTAACTGTGGAAGAATCCACTGTCCAAGAGCGTGAGCGTGTGCTATGGGATGAAATGGCTTCACCAATAGGATGGACTCCTGTTACTGGACAAGTTGAGGAAATGAAAGGGACAGGTAGTTTTAAATCAAGAGACGGTTATGCATTATATTGTGAAGAATACGGAGAAGGAAAAGGATTTTACGGTGCAATAGCTAAGAAAAGTATTCCGGGCGGACCATTACAAGATTTTGAAATGGAGGCATGGATGACTTTAAAGTCCAAAAACATTGATGAAATGGGGCGTGTTGAAGTTCTTCTTCTAGATGAGGCAAGTAATGTGGTAGCCCGCATCAATATGAATGATCTATATGGGACTGCTGAAATTACAAAGGCTCATATGAAAATTGGAAATAGCGGAACACCCAATAGTTTTCGGAAATTAGTTGATACAAGTGGATATTATTCGAATACATTTAACCAATTCCGAGGGCGTTTACGTATTGCTAGAAGAGGAAAACAATGGTCTGTTTATGTCGCTAAATTTATAGATGGTACAGAGACAGATGGTGCTTCACTTGTGGAACGTTGGATTGATGAAACAGGAAATCCGATGACAGAACGTAAAATTGCACAAGTTATGATTGCGATTTGTAAGTGGGATAATCACCAGCCTATTAACGAAATGCAAATTGACGATTTAAAGATTTGGAAGGTAAACAAAGTCCCTTCAAATACCAAGCCTTATATTTTCGATGCAGGAGATAAAGTAATTATTGATACAGAAAGAAGCCTTGTTACGATTAACGGGAAAGATGCTATTAATATTAAAGATATATTTAGTGAGTTTCCTAAGGTCATTTGTGGAGACAATCGTATTGATATTATGCCGCCGGATGTTACAGCTACAATCAGTTATAGGGAGAGATATAGATGAGAACGCCAAGTGGTGAATTACATGTTTGCGATTTTAAAACAGGACAGATTGTATCAAGCATTCAGCCCGCAGATTATTGGGATGATAAACGACATTGGGAAATCAAAAACAACATTGATACATTAGAGTTTCGAGTATTTGATAATACAAGGCATTCGTCCACACTTATGCAGCAAAACTTAGTATTAAAAGAAGTGCGCGATGGACGTATTGTTCCTTATGTAATTACTGAAATTGAAAAAGATTCCGATGATAGATCAGTAATTGCTTATGCATCAGGAGAATGGATTCAACTTGCTAAAGCTGGAATTATCCCTCCACAAAAATTAGAAGGTAAAACCGTAATTGAAATGGTTGATATCGCTCTTGCGGGCACAAAGTGGCAAAAGGGGAATTTAGAATATGCTAGTTTCCGTTCTATGACAATCGATGAATTTATTGATCCGTTGTCTTTTCTTAAAAAGATTGCTTCTTTGTTTGAGTTAGAAATTCAATATCGCGCTGAAGTTGTAGGCTCTCAAGTTGTTGGGCGTTATGTAGATATGGTTAAGAAGCGTGGTCAAGAAACAGGAAAAGAAATAACCCTTGGTAAAGACTTGCTGGGAATTAAACGGATTGAAAACTCTCAAAATATTTGTACAGCCTTACTAGGTTTCGTGAAAAAAGAAGGCGAAGGATTTGTTACTATTACGGAAATAAACAATGGTGTTCCGTATCTTGTAGACAATGATGCGTTTCAAAGGTGGAATGAAAAAGGACAACATAAATTTGGTTTTTACAGTCCGGAAACAGAAAACGGAGATATGGATTCAAAACGTTTGATGACTCTTATGAATACAGAGTTAAAAAAGCGTGTAAATACATCTGTTTCTTATGAAGTTGAAGCACAATCAATCGGTCGTGTGTTTGGCCTAGCTCACGAATTGATTAACGAGGGCGATACGATTCGAATAAAGGACACTGGATTCACACCTAAGCTTTATTTGGAAGCAAGAGCAATCGCAGGTGATGAATCATTTAAAAATCCATTACAAGATAAATATGTATTTGGTGATTATCATGAGATTATTGATCCCAATGAAGAATTAAGAAAGATTTACAATCGTATTCTTAGTTCGCTTGGCAATAAACAAGAAATGATAAATCAGCTAGATAAGTTAGTGAAAGAAGCGAATGAAACGGCTAGTAATGCAAAGAAGGAGTCAGAAGCAGCAAAAACACTTGCTGAAAAGGTACAAGAGAATGTTAAAAATAATACCGTTGAAATCATTGAATCAAAATATCCACCAACAACAGGACTCAAAGACAGAAAAACATTATGGTTAGATATTTCTAATAGTAAGCCGGGCATTTTAAAACTCTGGAAAGATGGTATTTGGGATCCGGTTGTTCCTGATGTGGAATTGGTTAAAAAAGAAACAATAGAGCAAGTCAGCAAAGATATTGAATCCACAAAAACAGAATTAAATCAAAAGGTTCAAAGTGTGGAAGGTAAAGCCCAAGAAATAGCTGGACAAATAGTGGGTGTTCAAAAGCAAGTTAATGACAAAGTTGATCAAACGTGGATTAATAATCAATTAAAAGATAAGGCTGATAAATCCGGCGTTTATACGAAAGATGAAATTAAAGATGGTTTTATAGGAAAACAAATCTATGAAACTGATAAGAATGGTAACGTTAAGAAGTTCCAAGATATTAATACATCTATTAGTCAAACAAATGAAGCTCTTAAACAAAAAGCAGAGAAGTCGGAGTTAACGAAAATTAATGATGGCTTGTCTCAACTTGAAAGTAAAACGAATGAGATTATATCAACGGCAGATGGAACGAAGCAGACACTTTCTAAACTGAAAACTCAAGTTGATAATATTGAAGTTGGTGGGCGAAATCTATTACTAGAAACAGCTACTAAATCACATTCAGTGAAGACTGGGGAAAACAAGCAGCATACCTACTTTGATTTAGCAAAGGATGCAGCTACTTTAATGCAGGGTAAGAATCTTGCTATGAGTTTCCTGTTTACAGGTAAAGTTACTGGATGGGGTACAACGAATAAATGGGCTGGTTTCGAAGTGAAGATTACTTTTACAGATAATACATTTCATTATCCAAGTTGCCGCGTAGAAAATCGTTTAACCCTAGGTAAACAATATAACCAGGAAAGGTTCACAGCAAGTGCAGTAGTAATGGATAAGCCTATTAAGGAGATTTCAGTTTACGCTTTAGCACGTGATTTTACGGGAGACGTGTTAATTGAAAAGCTTAAATTAGAAATTGGCACAACATCAACTGCATGGACACCAGCACCAGAAGACCAAGTAGCCAAAACTGATTTCACTAAAAAAACAGTAGAAATCGAGACTACTATTAAAGGAATAAATACTTCTGTATCAAATGTACAAAACGAACAGGGAAAGCTTACAGAACGTGTAACGAAATCTGAGCAAACGGCTAACGGCTTTAAACAATCCATCGAATCGTTAACTAAAAAAGATACTGACATTAGTAATAAATTAAATACGGTTGAATCCACTGTAGAAGGCACAAAAAAGGCAATTTCCAATGTACAGCAAACAACAAGTGAACTAACTAAAACAACAACTGAAATTAAAGAAGAAGCTGGACGTACAAAAGAACGAATGGAACAAATTAATAGTAAAGTTGATGGTTTAGAAGTAGGTGCGACTAACTTAATTGATGGTACAGAATTCATTAACACTAATGGTTGGAGTCGTTGGGGGAATTATGGTGCTGTTAATGTTATAAATGAGAGTGCTTTAACTTCGTTGCCAACTCCTTATTCACTACGAATGGAAACTGTAGTCGATGGTAAACAACAAGTTGTGCCTAATGGAACACAAGTTGGTATGCGGTCACATGATCGTAAATTCAAAGTTAAAAAAGGTCAAAAATATACGATTTCATTTAATGTTGCAACTAGTGAGTTAGGCTGGTTATTGGATTACGTTTACATTATGTATACGGTTGAAGGTGGAAACAGAAGAATTCCTGATATTAACACTTTAGATTTTCCAATTGTAGCTAAGATCAACGATAGACAGAATAACAATTATTATAGAGTTCATTTTACATTCACAGCCGATAGAGATGATGATCAAGCATTTTTGCTTATCGCAGGTACTACAAAACGAGCGTTAGATGGAAAAAATGGTTACGCTTGGATTAGAGTTAATGCCCTTAAAATAGAAAAAGGTACTATAGCTACTGACTGGGACACCTCAAACGCTGATAAAGTGTCGTTAAATGAATTCACTAAGAAAACAACCGAGATTGAAAAAAGTGTGAATGGTATTAAAGAAACAATAACAAAAGTAGAAAATAATCAAAGTGGATTTGATAAACGTGTTACTGAGGTAGAGAAGACAGCAAATGGAATCACTCAAAATGTTTCAAAATTACAAGAGACTCAAACACAGCAAGGGAAAACATTAACTCAAGCTACTACAACGTTAGAGCAACATTCTGAGGCATTGAATCTAACAATGAAAAAGAAAGATGTTGAAAATTATGTTGGGGGTCTTGGAGCCATCAATGAGATTCGCGATGCAGGTTTTACTCAAGGGAACAAGTACTGGGGGTGGTCGAATGGGCATGCTATAGACCCAAACCTAAAGTATAAAGGATACAACTCGTTTTCTATGCACACTACGGGACAAGACCAGGATAGATGGTGGGGTGCTTTTGGGCAGTTTATAGATTGTTCTCCTTATGAAGACATTGTTGTTTCGGCTTACTTTAACACTGATGGGAAAGTGCCTATTGATAATGGTGTGTATATCGAGATGGAGTTTTGGCAATCGAATAAAACAACCAGAATTTCAACTGCTAGAGAAAGGGTTCAAATCATTAACAATACTTGGATTAAATCTACTTGTACAGCTAAAGCTCCAGCAGGAACTGGGTTTGTAAGATTTCGACCATACGTACAAAGAAATGGTAGAGCTTGGTTTTGCATGCCTATGTTACAGCGCGGGAAAGTAGCTACAGAATTTTGGTTACACCCTAAAGATCAAGTTGATTCTGATAAAATGCTAGAAGATATAGCTAATAGAGTAGCAACTGAGCAATACAATCAAAAGATGACTCAAATCGATAACCGTTTTAGTGTCAATGAGAAAGGTATTGATTTAGCAGCAAAAAAGACGGAGGTTTATACACAAACTCAATCTAATGATAAATTCGCTACGAATGCTTATGTAAGGAATATGGAAGGACGTATTCAAGTTACTGAGAAGAATATTCTTAGTACCGTAAAAAAAGGTGAAATCATTTCATCTATCAATCAAACGGCAGAAAAGATTAAAATTTCAGCCAATCTAATTGATTTGGTAGGTAGGGTAGAAGCATCTTGGTTAAAAGCTGGATTACTCCAAGGTATGACTATCAAAACAAGTGCTACTAAAGAATACCTCCACATGGAAAATCAGGTTATTCGTTTTGTAAACCAAGGCTCTGCCAAAATTGTGATGGGATTTGAAGATGAGAGAAAAAGTACAACACGTAACCCATATATAATCCTTGGTGAAGGTGATGGGACTGGTAGGAACATTGGAAGTATCTACAAAGATGGAAATGGCGTTTACTATCGCTATGTAGATTATAATGGCGCTGAAAGTAATATTCGTCTAACGAATGCAGGTAATATCGGTATAACAGCTCAAGATGGGATTTGGTTTACAGCCAAGAGAGCTAACTTCACGTCCCCAATTTCAACATCAGGTATATTATTCAACTCATTTGGAAAGATTCCTTTGTCTCAACAAGGGGTTCTATGGATGGGGAATGGTTATAGAGGATTTGGAGCTTACTACCACGATGGAAAAGCATGGAACTTTATAAGTAGCTCACAGTAATGAAAGGAGAAAATGAAATGAGTCAATTTTTAGGTGTTTTAGGAACAGTTGGTGAAGATGGGACAATCAAAATCCCATTGGATATGCTGGAAACAGCAGGTATTAAACCAAATACAAAAGTGGAATTATTCTCTGATACTTCTAATCTGTTCGTTAGAACTGCAGAAAGGTTTTGTGATATTTGTGGTGTGAATACAAATACAACAAGAATCGGTAATCAGGAAATTTGCAAAGATTGCTTAGACAGAATTACACAAGCTTCACAGGAAAAACAGAATGTACCTTCTGAATAGAGCAGTAGCAAATCGCAACTGAAAGGATTATGACTATAAAAATTAATAAATAGGAAACCAGAGCAGCCATAAGCTGGTCTTTTTTTATTGTCTAAAAAGGGGTGATTAAAGTGGAGGGGTTACAAGAAGTAAGAAGTGATGTTCAAGAAATAAAGCAAGATATTAAGGACATTCGCTTAGAGATTAAAAGTTTAGAAATGCGGACAACAGGTAACGAGAAAGACATTATCAATATCAATAAGCAATTAGATAAGATTAGCGCTAATACAACTTGGATCTTACGCCTTATTGTTGGTGGGCTTATTGGAGCGGCTCTGACCTTCTTCTTGAAAGGGGGTGGTATGTAATGTTTGAAATTACGGTAATGATTGGTGTTGTTGTAGGATTATCACAAATTGCAAAAACAGTTGGGATGCAAACAAAATATGTTCCGTTACTAAATTTAACGCTTGGCATATTGCTAGGCGTTTTATTTTTGTCTCAGGATATCAAAACAAATATATTTCAAGGAATCATTATTGGGTTGTCAGCAAGTGGATTATTTGACCACACAAAAATTATAAAAAAGGATGCCGATGTAAAATGAAAAAGAAATGGAAACATATTTCATCTATAGTTATAGCTATGATTTTAGTATTATCAATTGGAACAAACGTATTTGCTGATAGGGTTTTGATTATTCCTGATTTACCAAAACAACCATACCGTAATGGGGTTGGTGCTTATGAAGGTGTTGTAGCGCATTCTACAGCTACCCCAGAAGCTCCAGCTATTAATATTCAAAAATATGAGTCTCGTACATGGCGTTCAGCGTTTGTTCACTACGCAGTTGATTGGGATGAAAAGATTCAAATTGCATCTACTAAATATCGTGCATGGGGTGCAGGTCCAGCAGCGAATGCTAGATTTGTTCACGTTGAATTGTGTGAAACAAGTGATCCGATGAAGTTCAAACGTTCTTACGAACGATATGTAGAGTTGATTGGGGAAATCTTACGGGAACGAAATATTCATCCTTCTAAAGGATTATGGACACATAAGGATATTACTTATAAATTAGGTGGTACAGACCATGAAGACCCACTTGATTATCTTCGTAGTCATGGTGTATCAGAGGCTAAATTCCGAGCAGACGTGTTAAATGCTTATAAAGGGAACTCTTTTACGGTGGATGCAAAACCACAGAAACCAAATGAAATACCTGGTACAGTACAGGTGAATGGTGTTGCGTATATTGAGGGGTACAATGTAAATCTTCGTTCTGGACCATCAACAGATAATAGTGTTATTCGTAAATTACAAAAAGGAGAGGCTTATAAAGTATGGGGCAAATTAGGAAACTGGTTAAATCTTGGTGGTAACCAATGGATTTATCATGACTCCTCATACATCCGTTACAATGGGACGGATGCTTCTACCGTAGCTGGTAAACGGGTTATTTCTAAAGTGGACAATTTACGTTTCTATGATTCTCCGTCTTGGCAAGATAAAGATGTTGCTGGTTATGTAGATACGGGGTTAGGATTTACAATTGATGCAAAAGTAAATGTCAATGGTTCACCACAATATAAAGTGAGGAATAGTAGAGGAGATGTATTCTATCTTACAGCAAATTCTTATTATATAGAAGTAAAATAAAAAGTACCGGCTCATTGAGTCGGTACTTTTTATGGTTTTTTTAATTGTAATATCTATTTATAAAGATTTTATATAAAAATGGATGGACATTTCAATATTCTACAATTTTTATGGAAAATAAGGTAATATATAGCTAGGTAATATATTATTTTTTATAGGGGGAAAATAATGACAGCTGAAATCGCGGTACTAAACAAAACAGGGGTAGCCTTAGCTGCAGATAGCGCCGTTACTATCGGAACAACTGGAGCTCAAAAGGTGTATAATTCTGCAAATAAGTTATTCACATTATCAAAATATCAACCAGTAGGTATAATGATCTATGGTGGAGCAAGCTTTATGGGAATCCCATGGGAGAATCTAATAAAAATGTACCGAAAAAAGCTGGGTACTACGATATTTAATGAGTTAAGAGATTATTGTAATGATTTCATTGATTTTTTGGAAAATGATTCTTTAGTAAAGCAATACATAGGTGAACATAGCTCGGTACAAAGTATATTTAACTTTTTCTTGTTAGAATTATTAGAAGAAGTTAACGAAATAATAAATACAAAGTTTCAAGGTACGGGTCTAGGAGACTCTGATGTGGCACATATAATTAGCGGGATTTTGGATGAAAAGGTAACAAATTTAAGAGGCAGTGAATCAATTGAAGGTTTTGATGATAATTTTGTCGAAGATTTCAAAGGAAAACATGCCGATGATATTCATACGGTTCTTGGTCATACTATATATATAGACATGGATGTTGAATTAAAAGAGAAATTTGTTACTTGGGCTACATACTTAATGTGTAGTAAATATTTTTCAGATAGGGTTTCAGGTGTTGTTATAGCTGGATTTGGTGATAAAGAAGTCTTTCCCTCCCTATATGAGTACAATGTTGAAGGGATATTTTGTGACAAATTGAAGTATCTTCTGAATGACTCTAACATTATTGGTGCAGAGAGAGGTGATGGGAAAAGTACAGCTTCTATAGTACCCTTTGCACAAAAAGAGATGGTATACTCTTTTCTGACAGGAATTAATCCTGATTTATCTGGGGTTATAAATCAATGTTTAAATAATATATTTAATCAGTATGACCAAGTGTTATCTAACCGATTAAATGTGAGTTTTACTCAGGAACAGCAAAAGATAATTCAGGAAACTGGACAAATGGCGCTTGAACTTTTTCAAAAGGAGCTTACAGATGCTAAAAGAAAACACTATATTCAACCTATTTTGGATATTGTAGAAGTTCTACCTAAAGAAGAACTTGCAGCAATGGCTGAAGCTCTAGTTAATTTAACATCATTTAAAAGGAGAGTAACAGCAGAAGCCGAAACTGTAGGTGGCCCTATAGATGTAGCGGTTATTACAAAAGGTGATGGTTTTGTATGGATAACTAGAAAACATTACTTTAATTCAGATTTAAATTATTTATTTTTCCAAAACTACTTAAGGAGAGATGAAAATGATGGGAATAATGTTCGCTGATAATCGTAAAAATAAAGGTCTATTTTTTCAAGAACCAAAAGGGAAAAAAAACTTCTTGCTATTTAATAAAGAGGAACAAAATTTAGGAAAACAAATTGCTGACAAAATTGTGGAAAAAATAAAGAAGGAAAAATAAAAAAGGATCGGCTCTTAATTGAGTCGATCTTTCTTATTACTATGATATTTTAAAATTTACTTTTAGATAATGCCTTTAATATAGGATTTATGATTTTACTTAACAAACGAAACACATTAAAAATTGAACTGATTACTTTCATAAAGGTAGAATCTCTTTTTATTTTAAACACCTACTTTCGGAATTCGGCTTGTAGAATAAAGTTTTCTTTTATACTTCCTTTGTATGTATACATGATTCTGTTTTTCTTATATGACTTTGTATAGTCCTTACTAAATATTTTTTCGTCACTAAGACCAAGCTCTTGTTTAACGAGATTACGATCTCCGAAACTTAATGAATTATCCATTGTTCCTATTAATAATAAGAAAGCAAATTTGAAATCTTCCTGCTCAGTTAAATAAGCATTTGGAGTCATACCTAGTGATGCTTTTTTTATATGTTTATCTTTATCAGTGTCTAAGAAGATAATAATATTGTTTGATAAAGCAATAGATGTTCTACCGTCGTCTAAAACTTCAGTGGAATTAATTTTTAATTTTGTTTTTTCTCCCATCTCTTTTAATGCACTATTTATTCTGTTTTTATATTCATCTACTGTTAATGCTGATTTTTTATTCTTTTCTTTTTCTACTTTTTGTGTAGTCTGTTGGGTTTCAGAAGGTGTAGCTGTGGTTTTTTCTGTTTTCTTGCCGTTACTACCAATTCCAACCGCTACAATAATAATAATGATAACCCAGAACCACCATTTTTTATAAAAAGGTTTTTTCATAAATAATTCCTCCTTATTCATATCGCGAAATTAAATATATCAGATATAGTGTAAGAGTGTAAGGATTATTTTTCATTTAGAGGTAAAATATTCTTGATAAATAGTTGACTTAAGTCAACTGAAGGTGTATAATAAGAGTATAAAGAACAGGAGGTGAACAAAGTGGATTGGTTAATAATCTTAGGAACGCTAACAGCAATCGCAACATTCTTTTCCCAAGTATCAACAATTGTTAAAAACAGCGTAGATACATACTACAAAATCAAAGAGGAAAAAGAAAAGAGTCGCTCCCGCCAAGAAGTCGACTCCGAATAACACCACAGGGGAGAGCAATCTCCCTTGTAACTAAGATTATAACACATTCCATATAATATGATGAAAAAGTTTATTTGGACGAATATTCCCGTAGTTTTGATTTTAGGATTTATCTTAGCAATACTGGATTATGACAATTTAAACACATGGGGCTATGTCTTAATAGTATTTAGCATAATATCGTTGGTATTAATGATTGTAAATGTAATTACTCTCTATATAAAGGAGAAGAAAAATGTATAACTTTGAATCTAAGGAAGAACTAATAAAATTCGTAAATGATGAAATAGTGAATACTTCAGAGGCATTGGAGATTTTAGAATGCTCGAGGCAGAATTTAAATAAGTTGGTGAAGTCGGGGACATTAGTGCCGATTAAAGAGATGGTTCGAGATCGTTTGTTTTTTAAAGAGGATATTTTAAATAGGAAAGAACAGATGAAAAAATAA